TTATTGAGGATTATACGTCCCTTGGTATCTCATCAGAAGAGAATAGTCCCATTCATCAACTGAGCAGGGAGGCAATAATTCATGCGGGTCAGGTTTCAGCGCTTCTATTTCATCGGTTACGTGAGGGGGTATCCCCGGTAGCGCCTCTTGAGTATTCACTGCTTCCAGATCTGTCCGAAGAATTCGAAGCAACTCAGAGAAAGAAAGTTGAGATAAATAATCATCTGATAGAGAGGTTTGGAGAGATACCAGGCGGCGCAGGGCGACGTCCCCCTCAGTTATGGTGCGAGAAGCCTCATGCCAGCTTTGACTACTTAAAAGAAGAATATCAAGACGCAGGTACAAATCAGCACGTAACCAGGCCCGATAATCAGGAAGTAACTCATCAGTAGCTTTCCAGTTATTAATATCGGCGACGTGAAATAAATGAGCCATAAAAAGACTCCTGACAGAATTCATGTCGAACCTCCTTCGGTTCTGTTGGTTTAACGGTTTGGTCACCTGCAGACTAACACCGTCAGGAGGTTCGGCACCATCACGGGGAAATGATGAAAAAAGATGAACTGAAGTACTTCCGCAAGGGGATTAAAGATGTTCAGCGAATGTTGGGTGTGGCGAAAGTACGTTTGAATCAGGGGCGCTACACCGCAGCAGAAGAATTTATGCGCGGGGAAGCAGCACTGCTGCTCAATCTGGCGAATGAACTCAGGGATGTTATAGAAATTCAACAGGCGGAAAAGTAATGAGCGATGCAAACAGCGTACTAATTGGCTTTGTTCTGTTATTCAGCCCGTGCGGTAAGGATGCCTGTGAGTGGGCGCCGGTCACTGAGAGAGTGTACGCCACAAAGCAAAAGTGCCAGCAGATGGCTGACGAACTGAGAAATCGCCGTCCGGGTTACGAATTCAGTTGCGGCGAAGCCTGGCGACGTAAAGAGGATTAAAAAATGCAGCGACAGTTAAAAAAGAGCTTGAATCAGGTAATTGCCGGGTGTTACATTTTTCCTGCCGTCACAGTGCTGACGGTCGGGCGTACCACCCCGTTGCAGTTATCGGCGACAACAGACGCCGCAAGCGTCTTTTTTGTTGTCGCAGCCTTATATGCCACTGCGTACCATTTTATGGCGTGGTGTATCCATACCGGGTGTACGGCGTACCAGATTGTCGTACACAGCAGGATGCATCACGTCACCACGTCAATGGTAGCTCTGGCGGGGCCGACTTCGGTCGGGCCGGTTTCCGATAACGCCGGTAGTGGTATCCCCGTCAGGGCTATCGCCAGTGAGCATACCACCTCCTGCGATAGCATGATTCAGTGTTATCGGAGGCTGCCACCATGGCTACTACCCCAACCCCAAAACACCCAAAATCCGCGATCCCCCAACTCAGTTACGACTGTCGTCGTAAGCGTCGGTGTTCGCGTAAAAAACACAGTAAAAAATCATTGCGCCGATCTCGTATTACGGGATATAGTCAGCCTGTTGCTGCAAATTCAGCAACCAGGATTGGCGTCCTGCATACTGAACCGGTGCCAAAACACGCACCCAAAGCGTGTTTTTTGCTGCCTGATGTCCCTCAATCAATGGTGGGTCGGGCAGGGGCTTCTTTGGAAGCGCCGGGTTGCACCAGTTCAGCCGGTTACGCCAACCCTGTCCGATCTGCCACCAGTGAAATTGGCGTTTCCGGTGGCAGTGAAAAAAACACTGAACTGGAGGCTGCCATCATGGCTACAACCCCAACCCCAAAACACCCAAAATCCGCGATCCCCCAACTCAGTTACGACTGTCGCCGTAAGCGTCGGTGTTCGCGTAAAAAACACAGTAAAAAATCATTGCGCCGATCTCGCATTACGGGATATAGTCACAGCGTTGCTGCAAATTCAGCAACCGGGCTTCGCATCCCGAACGATAACTCGGCGCCAGAACACGCCGCAAAAGCGTGTTTTTTGTTGCCTGATGCCCCACGTTCAATGGCGGTACGGGCGGGAGCTTCTTCGGAGGCGCCGGGTTCCGAGTTACCTGGTAATGCGAATCCCGTTCGTGCTGCCACCAATGGCTTCGCATCCGTTGATGGTAGTGAAAAATCTACTAACTCGGAGGCTGCCACCATGGCTACTACCCCAACCCCAAAACACCCAAAATCCGCGATCCCCCAACTCAGTTACGACTGTCGCCGTAAGCTTCATCGCGCACAGATGGTGGTATTTCATCTGTACGTCCTCAATATGGACGGTGATGAAAAAACGATGCAGTTGCATATTCCTTACGTTCTTTCCTACATCCACGACGATATTAAGGCTGTAAATAAGGAATTAATTTCTCTTGGCCTGTTTGATAAGGCGATGGGAAAGAAACGCAGAAAATAAACCAATACTGCGCCTGAATTAACGGGCGCAATACCTGACATAAATTAACACCGCTCACGCGGCGGGGAACGTGCAACCTGAATTTAATTCGGAGGAATTATGGTTCTTCGGGTAAACGATTTCTGGGTTTTATTTTTCGGCGACAGCATGGCGTTTTTCGATTGCGAAGCCGCTGCTGTTAATGGCTTGTCCCGTTATGCGGACAGAGTAATTAAGGAGCATAAATAAATGAACAACGTAATGATTGATATTGAAACGCTGGGTACAGGTCATCACGCGACAATCATTTCTGTGGCGCTGGCGGTATTTGAACTGGCAACCGGTAAAGTTGCCGCAGAAAAATACATCAGGATTAACTGGAAAGAAGACTGCGAAATTTGCGGAGGAAAAATAGACCCTGCCACCGTGACATGGTGGCTGAAACAGTCGACGGAAGCGCGGGTGGAGTTGATTACCGGTGATGACCAGATACCTCCCGATGATGCGCTGATGCAGGTTTTTGAGTTTATCCGGAAACACTGCGATGAAGGACCAGTTTATGTCTGGTCAAAATCGCCGTCGTTTGATTTGTCGCTCATTAAAGACGCGGCGGAACGCTGCTGTATCCCGTCCTCCGAAATCCCGTGGCAATTCTGGAATGAACGCGATGTTCGCACCATTGAAGGGATTGCCGCCCTGCTGAGTATTCCTCTTCCGTACGGCAAAAATGACGTAACTCACCATGCTCTCGGTGATGTTCGCGGACAAATCAGGAATGTGACAGCGGTAATGAGTGCTCTGCTGGTCGGATATGAGGCAATGGAGGTGTGAGATGCAGGAAAACGAACTCAGGGCCGCGATCGCCGCCAACAGACAGCCGGCCACACCCGAACAGGTGTTGATTTGGGTGGCGGAATTTGAGGCCGCAATAGACAAGGCGGACCGCAATACCCGCCATAACGAAAAAGCCCGCGCGCTGGAGCCACTGAGGAGCCTGTGCCGGCAAAAGAAAGAATGGGCAATGAAGCTGATTCACGCACGGAGGACAGATAAGTGAAAAATATTACTCAACTGGTTTTTCATGCCAAAAAAAGTGCGGTGGCGAAAGGTGTCGCGCGGGCCGGGACTATCTGGTTTGACAGCGACGATCGGGATGAAATTGATGCACTCTCGACGCTGGCCATGAAAGAGGCAGGGTTCAGAAGAAGCGACTTCTTTAAACCTGTTCGCGTGGATCATCTGGTTGTTGATGACATGCCGGCGGAGGGGGTTTTTGATACCGCATTTTGTGAGCGTTACAAACTGGCTGAAGACGGTAAAAGCTGGCAGTTGTCCGCCTCGCCTGAACCAACAGATCCCGGTGATACTGCCTCTGCTGCTGGTACCAGCACAGGTGTGGTAACCGATACCGTCACCGCTGACAGCGCTGAAAACCTCCCGGCGTACGCCTGCAACGCAAACGACGAGCCCATGGAAGAGGCGACGAAAGAGGCGGAGGTTAGTATTGCCACGCTTTCGCTGGTTCAACGATTCCTGCATCTCTTTTTCTTTGGCGAAGAAGAGAACGGTAAGTATCGCCATCATGCCACTCCGGCCCAGCGAAAAGACATCATCCGGACGGAAATGGATATGGATAACAGGTATGTGCAGAATATGCTGACCGGCGTTCGCGCACACCCTGAGCTGGATAAGCTGGATAATCACAGGCTTTTCGAGCTGACAGATGCCATCGGGGAAATATTTCATTACCCGGCTGACGGGGAATTCAGCCCGGCGTTTGCAGACAACTTCATTTCCGCCTGGCTGAATACCGAACACATCGATCACGGTCTGCTGGTCAAAGAATGGCAGAAGGGTAACCGCGTTTCACGTATTGAAAAACCAACGGCAACCAGCGCCAGCGAAGTGTCGGCGACACAGAAAAAACCGGTAGCCAAAGCGGTGGAAGTGGAGTACCCACGTCGTAGTGAAAAAGCCACACACAGGACGATTAATATTGAAATAGCCAGCGCCCTGATACCGGAGGCCGATCCCTGCAATTTACGCCCTGTATTAAATCAGGCCAAAGATATTATTCACTCAGACCGGGAAGACTGGAAACGTTGGTTGGCTACGCTCAGCATTATCCCTGAAATCAAGACATACAGTCGTCAGACTATTTTTGACGTGATACGCAAAGCGCCAAAAGCCGTGCATACAGGTAATCCGGATCTTCGCCGGACCTGGTGCGAAAGTTTTCTTGCCGTTCATGGCATTCGCGATCCGGACTGGTACGAGCATGAGCCTGATAATGTCCCCACAACCCATGAGGAAAACACCGCCCGGGTTCGCAAGGCGGGTAAATGTCTGCGGGATATTGAGGCAGGGAGATTTCTGTGTGATGAAGAAGAACCGCAATCAGCAGGCGCACTGGCAGATGAGCCGGCAGCGCCTGAAACAGTGGAACCGGACGCAACTGAACATAATCAGGATGCGCAGCCGCTGGATGCTCAGTCACAGGTAGACCCCGTTGAAGTGGCATACCAGAAAAAACGGGCAGAACTGGAAGAGGCACGTAAAAACATCCCGCCCAAAAATCCGGTCGATTTCGGTAAACAACTGGCAGTCGCGCGCGGTGAATATGTGGAAGGCATCAGCGACCCGAACGATCCGAAGTGGGTTCGTGACGACTACAGCGCCTCAAATAAGGGCGAAAAAACAGAAATCCCACAGCCTAATAATGATGACCGTTCGCAGAAATTCGCAGAAGAAAAAGCAACGGATGCACCGGCCACGATGGAATCATTCCTGCATGAAATAGTACGGTTGCAGTCAATAAATAACCAGTTACTGGAAGTCTGCGCAGCTTATCAGGAGAGAGCAGAAACCCGAAACGAAAGATTTCTGGAGGCGCTTTTCTACGGGATAACGCGTTTTGCATACCAATGGGTGGAAGGTGAGGAGGACCTGGAATTTGAAGAAAAAATACGGGGTGATTCATGAGCAGAAATTACACACACGAAGAACGGGAAGAGATCCAGAAGCGCTTAACGGATCTGGTAAGAAAGAACGGTCGTATGACTTTTGGGGAACTGCGAAGGGTAACAGGATTAACCATTTTTACGGCCCGTCATTATCTGAGCGAGGCGGAACGCTGTGGGGATCTGTATCAGGCGGGCAGAAGTGGCATTTTCCCATCGGAGCGAGACTTCCGGATCTGGAAGCGAAAGCAGGACGACGCCAGGGTAGAGCGTTTTCTGAATGCCAGACTGATTGCCGGAGAACCTTACGACAGGAGCCGGAATTCCATCTGTGAGGAATGTCGGAACAGTTACGTAATGCAGCGCATCCTGGCATTTTATCGGGGATATAAACAGGGAGTGAGCAGCAAATGAGAATTGAATATCAGGACGGGGGCGAGGAATCGCGCCTTCTTATAACAAGCTGGTTTTTTGACTGGAGAGAGCATAACCGACTGGTTGATGAAGTCCTGTTTTGCGCGCCCAGACTGCGGGCAGTGGATGAAGGATTTTTCAGAAGGACGACGATCATTTCTGGTGCAACAGCGTGGGTCATGTGTGCAGAAGTAACGGTTGAAGAAAACGGGTATGAGGTCAGGAGGGGTAGCCAGTGAACAATCCATTTTTTATTAAATGCCTCAAAGATTCCGAAGAGACAAACCACGCACCTGGAAAGGCGGCGAGAGTTAATAGCTACTGGAAACCTGATGTTTGCCCGGTTACCGGGCGCCAGTTCTTCATGTGGATTGAGCATGAAACGCTTGGCTATGTACCTACATATGGCGGGCCGTTCGACAGTTACACTATCCCGACCAGAGATAGCAGCGGTGAGTTTTCTTGCGAGCGTTACGACCATGATTTAGGTGGCTGGGTGGGGGGGGAGTTCATCGGCCTTTATCTGATTGATGATGACGAACAATGCCGGGTCTGTGAACTTGAGGAGCGCATAGCAGAACTGGAGGCGAAGCTTGAAACTGCCGACAGGTTGCAGGATGGCGCATTCCGTGACGGCCTGAAAGCCGGGTTCAGCTATGGGCAGACAGATGACCAATCCGGGTTCGCGCAATGCATGTCTGCATATAGCACACGCACTGACATTGGTGTAAAGGTGGAATGAGATGGCAGAAACCATTTTAGACGTGTGCTGCGGCTCTCGCATGTTCTGGTTCAACAAACAGGATTCCCGCGCCGTGTTCGCCGATATCCGCGCCGAAGAACACTCATTGTGCGACGGTCGCCGTCTGGTTATCAGTCCTGACCTCATTGCTGATTTTCGCGCGCTACCGTTTGCTGATTCGTCGTTTCCGGTTGTGGTGTTTGATCCGCCTCATCTGGAACGTGTCGGTCAAACGGCCTGGATGGGTAAAAAATACGGGCACCTGAATAAAAAAACATGGCGCGCGGATATTCGCGCCGGGTTTAAAGAGGCATTCCGCGTATTGCGGCCACACGGTGTACTCATTTTTAAATGGAACGAAACGCAGATTCCGGTAAGCCAGATTCTGGCGTTGACGGACGTAAAACCAATTATTGGCCAGCGAACCGGGAAGAACGATAAAACCCACTGGATTATTTTTGTGAAGGACTAACCCATGACCACTATTACCAGAGAACAGCAAAAACAGATTTTAATTGATACAGCGAACCACGTAATCAGTCGTGATAACACGTCACCGTATAGCGAAAACCTGCGCGAACTGGCGCGTATCGCGCTGGCATCGCTGGAAGAAAAACCTGTAGGTGAAGTTTCAGAGAAACGGTACGGCCTTGTTATGGATGGAACGGTAGACCTTGGAGGGGAATCAACTTACCGCATCATTAAGGGAGAAAAGGCGATGAAGCGGTTGCCGCTTGGAACGAAGTTTTATATCGCACCGCCAGCGCTGGTAGTGCCGGAGGAAATGCCAATGCCGAACGTTCTTAGTATGTATGCGGTTGATGCTGTTGCAGCTATTGCAGAGGTAAGAGGCTGGAACGCCTGCCGCTCCGCCATGCTTCAGAGTAAATACCGCGATCTGTCACAACCAGTAGATCCTCAGATTTCCGAATACGAGAAAATAATGCAGCGGGCTGGCTGGGTTATGGTGCCCGTCGAACCTACGGACGAAATGATAGCTGCGGCGATGAACTGCGAAGATGTGCTGTTCAATAGCGATGAGTCATTCTGCGTACAGTTCGGGAATATCTACGAGGCCATGCTCGCAGCAGCACCCCAGCCGGAGGCTTCAGATGGAAAGTGATACTGAAAGCGAACTGGCTAATGTGGTGATGTTTCCGGTGAAGGAAGAAGACCCATTGGATATTGCCGGTTATATCCATGAACATGGTGAATGGTGCTATCACCCATCTATTTTTGTGAATGAGCACGATCGCCAGTGTCGTTGCCAGAAATGTGGTGCAACTATTGAGCCGTTCGACTACCTGCTGGATCTGGCAAAAAGGCGTACACGCATGGCGGGTGATGTAAAAGCACTGAGGATTGAAGAAAGACGTCGCCGGGAAAATATCGAAAAACTAATACAGATCGAGAGAAACGCCAAAGCCCGAATAAGGAGACTGAATAAAAAACAAAGCATCGAATAACACCAGAACCGATTAATTAACACGGAAAACATTTTTTAAACACCGCTCACGCGGCGGGATTCGTGCAGCCTGAAAACAGGAAAACAGTGTGGAAAAAATATTGTGTTACGCCTTAAACCGCATCGTCGAACTGGAAAATATGCTGCTGCCAGCAATTCCGGAAACCGTATGGCCCGCAGAGGTGGAGCTTATTTTTTCCCGTACTGAGCGGGCCCGTGATTTGCCAGTACATCACCAGCACAGACTGAAGCACCACATTAACCGCATGTGGCTGGAGCGCCTGTCTGTCCCGTCAATTGTTGCCGCCGCTGAGGTGCTGTGTAAGGAAATGGAGAGATATGCGTGAATAACGAAATCATTGTAGATAATTTTGCCGGAGGCGGTGGCGCCAGTACCGGAATAGAAATGGCAATCGGTCGCAGCGTTGATATTGCTATCAACCACGACCCGAACGCTATTGCAATGCACACAACCAATCACCCCAGTACGCTGCATTATTGTGAGTCGGTTTTTACCGTTAAACCCAAAATAGTGACCGCTGGTCGTCCCGTCGCGCTGGCGTGGTATTCCCCTGATTGTCGCCATTTTTCCAAAGCGAAAGGTGCCAAACCTGTTGAGAAATCAATTCGGGGGCTGGCGTGGATCGAGCTTCGCTGGGGGCTGGAGGTAAAGCCACGGGTAATGATGCTGGAAAACGTGGGCGAGTTCAGAACGTGGGGGCCACTGCTTGCCGGGGAAATGCGTCCTGATCCTGAGCGTACCGGAGAAACCTTTGAGGCATTTATCGGCATGCTGACTACCGGCATCCAGGCGGATCATCCGGCGCTGGCAGAATGCTGCGAGTTTCTGAATATTTCGCTGGATAGCGAAGACGCCGCACGGCTGGTAAAAGGTCTGGGTTATACCGTTGAATACCGGGAATTACGCGCCTGCGATTATGGCGCACCGACGATCCGGAAAAGGTTTTTCATGGTGGCGCGTTGCGATGGTCAGCCGGTTGTATGGCCGGAACCAACCCACGCCGATCCGAAATCAGAAGCGGTGAAATCGGGGCGCCTGAAACCCTTGAGAACGGCGGCGGAATGTATTGACTGGTCAATTCCGGCACCGTCAATTTTCGGGCGCAAAAAGCCGCTGGCTGAAAATACGCTCAGGCGTATAGCGAGGGGTATTCAGCGATTTGTCATCGACAGTGAACAGCCGTATATCGTGCCATTCATTGTGAAATGCAATCACACCAGCAGCAAGAGTGAATACGACTGTTTTCGCGGTCAGGGTTTACAGGAACCGCTACAGACAATCACAAAAAAACACGGTTATGCCGTGGCCGTTCCCCATCTGACAAAATTCCGCACCGGCGCTACCGGACAGAATGTCACAGACCCGGCGCCCACAATCACCGCTGGTTCATCGACGCGACCGGGTGGAAACGGCCATGCCCTGGGTATTGTTGAGACAGCATTAACACCTTTTCTGGCTGGTAATGGCGGTAGTGAATACCAGGCTAAACCGCGTCCGCTGGATAAACCCGCGCATACCATTCTGAAGCAGTCCCGCGCCTGTCTTGTTGCGCCAGTGATAGCCCGCCAGTTTGGGGCCAGCGTCGGCCACCGGGCAGATGAACCGGGCGCAACCATCACCGCTGGCGGTGGTGGTAAATCTCAACTTGTAACGCCCACGTTGATCCAGATGGGTTATGGCGAACGCCCCGGACAGGAGCCGCGTGTGCTGCGACTGGATAACCCGCTGGGGACCGTTACTGCAGGTGGGAACAAATTCGCGACGGTGAGCGCGTTTCTGGCTAAACACTACGGCGGCAACTATACGGGGCCGGGCGTAGGGCTGGATGAGCCAGCACACTCGGTAACAACGGTCGATCACCACGCGGCTGTCGCTGCACACCTTGTTGTCAATAACACAGGGCATGCTGGTGGCGCTGCTGATTCACCTGCTCACACCGTCACAACGGGAAACCATCATGCTGTAGTCGCATCCCACCTGGTCAAATTGCGTGGAACCTGTCGTGATGGTCAGCGTACTGACGAGCCGGCACCGACAATTACAGCCGGGGGGCTGCATGTTGGCGAAGTTCAGACCACGCTGGCGGTGGATGAATATGACGAGCAGCGCGCGCAACTGGTTCTGGCATTCCTGCGGAAGTATTGCGGCGAAGACTGTGCAGGGCTGGTCACTGTCGACGGCGTGGTTTACCGCATTGTTGATATCGGAATGAGGATGCTACAACCGCGCGAACTCTACCGTGCTCAGGGATTCCCGGACTGGTACGTCATTGAGCACGACTTTCGCGGTGTGAAATATGCGAAGGATAAGCAGGTAGCACGCTGCGGTAATGCCGTTCCGCCGCAGTTTGCTGAGGCGCTAGTGCGCGCGAATCTGCCGGAATTGTGTACTCAGACAGGTGTCTGTTGCCAGCATAAAGCGACCAGTATCAGTCATGAGCGGGAGACTTTCCCGCAATGACCACGCATAAAAACCGCTTGCCGCCATCCGCGCTCATGGGTTACATTTCCCCTGCCCCTCATAAAACGGGGGCCGGGATTTGCAACCTGTTGACCAAACAAGCGCACAACCGCGCGAGCGGTTTTTTTACGTGCGACGCATCGCCACATCTTTTTCGCATTATGGCGGGGCGTACAGGGGAGCCGAAAGGCTCGCCGGGTTCTTGTTTGGCCGGTATTGCAAACCCTGTACGTCTCGCCACCCCAAGATTTGCAACTTTGGGTGGTGAGTTATCACAACTTACCAAACAAGGTTATCCATCATGGCAAACCGCAAACCACGCCATACCCACGCTGACGTTAAGCGTATTCATACTCATACCGAAATCGATCGCCGCCTGTTCCGTGCCGAACGTCTGGTTCGCTGCATGTATTTTGAGGCCATCAGCGACAGCAGTCCTGTGGCTGAATTGTGCATGTCGTCTGTTCTCAGCTATCTGGTTGACGACCTGCGGGATTTGCGGAAGCTCACGGAAAAATCCCGACAGTAACCCTCCTGAAAACCTGAAACAAACCCGACACTCCGCCAGTAGCTGCTGGTGGGGTGTCGCCCTGGCTGATATTCAGGAGGCACCATGACCTCACCGATAATAAGCGGCGGACCAGGCACGCCCTCACGAATGGGAGGCCTGAACCGATGACCACGCATAAAAACCGCTTGCCGCCATCCGCGCTCATGGGTTACATTTCCCCTGCCCCTCATAAAACGGGGGTCGGGATTCTCAACCCGCCGAATAAGATAGCGCACAGCCGCGCGAGCGGTTTTTTTACGTGCAAAGCATCGTCACGCCTTTTTCGCATAATGGCGGGGCGTATGGGGCCGCTTTCGGGCGGGCCGGTTTCTATCTTGTCCGGTGTTGAGAACCCTGTACGTCTCGCCACCCTTGAGATTCTCAACTCAGGTGGTGAGCTTCCTTTTATCAAGATAGGAGCCCCATCATGGCAAACCGCAAACCACGCCATACCCACGCTGACGTTAAGCGTATCCACACGCAAACCGAAATCAACCGCCGTCTGTTCCGGGCCGGACAGATATCCCGAATCATGCGTATCAATATGCTGTCTGACGACGCATGCAATATCACTCCGTTATACATTGCGGCTGTATTCAGCTATCTGGCGGACGATCTCCGGGACATTCAAAAACTGGTGGGAACGCCGGGAAAATAGCTCTCCTGAAAAACTGACACAAAAACAACACTCCGCCTGCTGGTGGAGTGTTTGCCTGCATGACATTCAGGAGGCGCTATGACTGCACCGATAAACGGCGGGTCACGCACGCCCTCAACGGCGTCACCGGAAGAGCAGCAGCGGTTTTTTGATGATGTTCGTCAGACCTTCGAAAGCCTGCCACGCTTCATTGCGAAAAAATTCACTGAGAGGGTAAGCAGCGCATATCGCCTGAAAGGTTTCGCGGGCGCTCAGACAAAGTTTAGCGACATTATCCGTCACGATTTGCGGCTGGTGGAACTGACTAACCAGATTTACGCCATTGCGCCGGGCGAGTTACCGGGGTATCTGTTTGGCGGTCTGGCATCAGACGATGCTTATGGCACAGTCCGATCGATGACATTCCGGTTTAATGCGCTGGTGGACGGTGACGAAAGCGACGCCGCGCTGCTGGCGCAGGATCTGGCTGAATTTCTTTGTGGCGAGGTGGAACACCTTAACCGCACGCTGCGGGATGAAAGTGCGTCGGAACTGCTGGGCGTGCTCTACAGTATGGCGGCGGGCGTCACGGAACACTTTAAGGCCGATCCCCCCGAATGGAGCCGTTTCACGGGTAAAAAACTCACGCCGGAACAACTGAAAATCGCCATCAGCAGGATGATCAGCGTGCGGTTCTGGTCCCGTCATTTCCGGACATTTACCCGCCGCTGGCGCGAACACCTTTATATTGCTGTGGGTGACGTCCGCCGCCAGCGATCTGTTATCTGTTCGCCGCAGTGGGTTCAGCACTGGCTGGCCAGCCGCAAACGTGGGCGTGAAATCATGGCGGAAACCGACCTTGAGGACGAGGAGACCGGAGAGACGTTACCGCTGTTATCCGCTGTGGACGCCAGCGTGTCAAATAACGAAAAGCGTCGTGCTGAAATGCTGACGCGTGTGAAGGGACTGGAGGAACTCGCGGCGCTGGACCACATGTCACAGGACAGTGATTACGTGGCGCTGTTTTTCACCTGGACGGCACCTCAGCAGTATCACGCCTGGCTGGAAACCGGACTGCGCAACCGGAAATGGAACGGGGCAAGTCCGAGAGAAACACAGCGCTATTTTACCCGCACCTTTAAGAATTTCAGTACCGCACTGACCCGCCGCGATATTCACATCTTCGGGATGCATGTCACTGAATCTCACCATGACGGTACACCGCACTGGCACGGCATACTGTTTGTCCGCAGGGAGCAGGAAGCGACATTACGCGATGTATTTGAGGGGTATGCCAATGCGGAGAACTGTTCCGCTCACAGGCCGGGAAAGCCGCCGGAGCAGTCTCAGTTGATGATTAAGCCTGTCGATAAGCGAATGGGCAGCCTCACAGCCTACATCACCAAACATATCTGCCGGAACCTGGAGGGATGCGCTCCCGGAGGCAGGGATAAGGAAACGGGAAGGCCCTGGACGGAGCTGGCGCGCCATTCTGCGGCGTGGGCCAGCCTTTGGGGAATTAAGCAGTTTCAGTTTACTGGTGGTCCGCCTGTGTCAGTGTGGCGTGAACTGAGAAAACTCAGCGATCAGAAACAGGCCGACAGCGTTAGCCCTGTTTTCGGTGAACTGCATCACGCGGCGGGAGCAGGAGACTGGGCGGAGTATACCCGGTTGCAGGGCGGACTGCCGGCAGCCAGAAAAAAACTCACCATGCGCACCTGGTATCAGGCGGCCAGTGAGCCGGACGAGTGCGGCCAGTACACCGCCATCATTAAAGGCGTTTATCTGCCGGGGACGGGTAAAGCCCCGGTAGCGACGCGTACCCGCAAATGGAAAGTAAAAACACCGCGTCAGAACGTTAAACCGGGCTTCATGAAAAACCGCAGGAAGCCAGCTTTAACGCCCTGGACTCGTATCAATAACTGCACTATGCGCAGAAAACAACCAGTGGATCACCCGCCAGATCCTTACCTGAAAATCCCGATCCAGATGGAACTGGATTTCGGGGAGATGAAAAAAGGTGAGTGTAAGTGAAAGGTGAGTCCGGGCAAAAGCAGTGGAGAGATTTTTACTGCCTGGTTAATGAAAGTACCGGTTTTACGGTGTACTGATTTTATATACAGTATTGCTATAAAAAAGATACTGACAGGATATAATCGTGAGGTGAATATGAAGGGGATAGATTTTGGCCGGATGACGCCGGAAAAAATGGGCGAGCTGATTGCAGCGGCAACCCGTCAGCTTGAGGCAATGAACGAGAATGGATGCTCAAAAGACAGCATAAAGAAAAACCTGTTACCGGCAATACAGCGTATGAAGCAGTCCAGGCATGAGTTACAGATGGTGGTGGATCAGATGATCGATAAAACAGCAGACCTTGAAAAGCGTATGGAGCAGATGGAAAAGGTACTGAACGCGATATTTGATCAGAACACGGGTAACGGGCAGTAAGCGGGGAAAGAATATGCGGGCCATACTGACAGCATTTCCACAAAACGGTGCCAGGGTAACCCTGCTGAAATCCGGAAACCTGACCCCCAGACTCCGCGATGGTCAGCGTGTCATGATTTGCGACGTTCCCCGACAGCTTGAGAATGTGCCGGCGGGAGAAATACCGGAAACTGGGCAATGGCTGGCGCGGGACGAGGCGCTGGAGCCGTTTTTTGCTGACTGTCGGGTAATAAACGCTGCCGGTGGTCCGGAGGGGTTGAACAGATGGGTAAGCAGAATATCGGATTGTCAGTGTGCTGGCGCTGAGGACGATCACGTCAGGAACCTGACGACCGCACAGACACAGGATGGCGGTGCCGTGAGGCTGTGCCACGCGTGCGACAACGCTCACTACATGAAGGGATACCGCGCACTGAGCGACATCATCACCAGAAACCGCGCGGAGTGGATTGTGGATTATGTCCGTATGAGCCTGAGGCTGGGAAAAAATCACCAGGTGACGCTACCGGAGATGTTCTGCTGGGCCGTACTGCACGGCGTGACCAACGCCATGCCCGTGAACGTGATACGTCGCTTTGCCTCCCTCCCGGAAGATGAGGCGCTCACCGGCACGATAAAGGAAGCAGATATTAACCCCTGGCAACTCAGCGCCCGCCAGTTGGTGGAGAAAAAAGCCGGGGAGAGCATATCTGCTATACCCCCTGATATTTATACAGAGCCAAACGCAAAGAAACTTATAAAGGATTCTGGTCTTAATGAGATGCTTAATGAGACCGCTGCAGGCAGGGTAAAACCTGTTCTGGTGCTGGCAGCTAACGACGATCCACCGGCTGGATATATGCGAAAACCGAAGATGCAACGTCTGGAGTTGCCGGAGTACACGCGGTGGGTGAAACGTCAGCCCTGTTGCGGCTGTGGCAATGCTTCCGACGACCCGCACCACATTATCGATCATGGCTTTGGCGGAACCGGAACTAAAGCGTGTGATTTGCTGGTTATACCGCTGTGTCGGGTGTGTCATGACGTGCTGCACGCGGATACCAGAGCATGGGAAGAGCAGAACGGCAGTCAGTTACTGTGGCTGGCCAGAACGCTGGCGAGAGCTACGGGCACTGGTGCAATAACAGCAGCGAGGGCGAAACAGTGACACCGCAGACAATCACCTGGGTCAGGAGCAGCGTGATATTCGCGCTGAATTGTGGGGATAAACCGCAGCAGGGGCAACTGGCGGCGTTTGAAGGATTTGCCCGCGCCACCAGCAGGCGTTACGGGCGGCAGCGTGACCGGACATTGCAGATTGGTAATCGCTGGTACTGTCGGGATACAGATCCGGTTTACGCGGTGGAAACGGTAAGGAATAAAAAACAGGTGATTCCGATAGCGCCGGAGACGTACAGAACGGCGGCATGGCGTCGGGCGGTAAATCGTCTGGGGGATTATGAGAAAGCGTGGATACTGTATTGTTATGGCGAAAAACACACATACATGAACCATATGCTGGTGTGTGAGTATATCTGGCTACAGATGATGGACAGACTGAAAGGGCGGCGCGTTACGGATGCTGCGATGGATAACCTGATTACCCTGGTCAGGTTAGTGGTGTGGAATGCCGGGCAGGTGATGCGCGAGCGGGAAGGGGCGACAATTTATGCTGCGACATACGCGGCGCAGGAAATTGGGGTAAGTGCGCCAGCATGGAGCCAGCACTATAAAAAACACTGGCAGTTTATGCACAATAAATGCGCAGAACTGGATCACATGGCGCTGGAAAATTTGATGCGAAAAATAAAAAAAAATGCGAAAAACGGCACCAAAAAAGAAAGAATTTGCTCAGGTTAACTTTTTGGAGTAAATTTGGGGCAAATTTGATAGTTTGCCAGTCGTGTAAGCAGAGAGAAAACCCGCTAAAAAGCGGGTTTTTTGTATCAGTTATTGAGTTCGTGGCGGGCTGCTTCGGCAAGGAAATGGCTACGGTCACGATATGCCGGATTACTTACAACGACATTATCAATACGTTTAATCAACGTGCCCGGTAATGAAATGTTGATACGCTGAGGTTTTCCCTCAAATCCGGACAAGTCAACGTCAATAACAAACCAGGAATCGAAATCGGCATATTCAGGATTGGCAGCATAGACGAGATGCCCGGCGTCCTGAATCTGTTCAACAGAAAAGTTACCATTTTCAACCAGGCATTCAACGGTCAGCAAAATGGCTTCTTTTACCATTGGCGCGATCTGATCCTTTGCATCAGCGGCGGAGAGACAACCACACCCGAGAGCTGAAAACGCAGGAACGACCATACCATACGCGGTGTTTTCATCTTTTGGCGTTTCAACGCCCACTGAGAAAAACATATAACCTCCAGAGAGGGCGGGGATTAGATCCCCGCCAGTTTTTTAATGGATCTGACAGTGCCGGGAGGTAAATCTTTTTTGGGATGCGGAACCGGAAATGTTTTCCCGGTTACTGGAGACCACCATATCTGATGGCTTCCTCCGTTATGCCTTTTTAGTTCACATCCGGCAGCAGTCAGTTCCTTTATCAGGTCAGTAGATTTCATTTTTCCTCCCGGCCTGAAATTATAATACACACGCATACACACAATGTAAAGTAGGATGTGTGTGTATGCGTGTGTAAAATAAAAACTTGCAAAACGATAGCAGCAGACAGTAATTTTTGGGGGTTGCGATGAATCCAGCTATGCGCATGGGCGAAAATGGTTGCAAAATTCCTTGTTGAAAATGTTAAGCACGCGGGTCACGGTACGTAACCAGCTAAAGACTCACCGGGAGGCACCCGGCATCGCAACAATCAACCGCCACTGACTCATCCGGAAAGAGCAGCAGCCTTCGAAGCTGGCTGCGTGGGGTTCGAGTCCTCGATGGCGGTCCATTATTGGTACCCTGCGTTGTTAGCTCAGCTGGACAGAGCAATTGCCTTCTAAGCAATCGGTCACTGGTTCGAATCCAGTACAACGCGCCACACTTATTTTTTCTGGCTCGCTTTGGCGGGCCTTTTTTGTATCTGCGTTACACCATTAACTAATAAATCAGGTATTTATCAGGAGGCTATGTGAAAAGGCTGATGGTGACGATTGGTCCGTTTGAAACAGAAGTTAGTTTTCGTGTTGTTCAGGGGGAGAGTGTACTTGTTGAAGATGTATTTCATGGAAAATCAACAGGCCCTTATGTAAAAGAATATCTATTAGACGCCACGGATGAAAATATTGAGGTGGTATACGATTCCGTCAATCACCCTGATTTGATCATTGAGGCAAAATTGCAACCACTTTATTGATCTGACCGGGAGCAATCATAAAATATCTCCGGGTACCCACAAGGAGATAAATATGTTTGTTACTGAAGGGTTAATGGAAGATAAGGACAACAAAGGGTGTGTTAAAGGTTGGGCTGTGGTAAGAAACTCACCCTGGCATCTTGTCGGGGTTTTTGCGACAGAGGAAGACGCAGAAACGGAAGCAAGAAAGATGGGAGATGAGTACGAGGTTCACTATGGCTCGCATCGAACAGGAAGTGATGATTTTGTCTGGGGGGAGTAACAGTAGTTTAACCACAGAATAATACCGGAACTGAGGTCGCCATTGGCGGCCTTTTTTGTATCCACCGGGAGGCACCCGGCACCGTGCAACAGAAGGAAATCACGCAACACCTCAAGGCTCCTCATCGAAGGAGCCTTTTTTACAGGCTCGCTCCGGCGGGTCTTTTCTTTTACCAGTCCTCGGATGAATCATCGTGAACCTGGAAAAACACAGTTCCTGGCTGGCCTATCTCTGGGCGTGCCTTGCCGGGTATTTTGCACACTGGACGCTGGACGACTGGGGGGCGCTGATAGGTATTGTTCTTGCGGCTGCAACGTTCCTGGTCAACCGTCACTACAAGCGGCGCAGTGTGCAGGTACAGGCAAGGCAGACAGCTGCAATGGAGAGGCGCAACCAGATACTGGAAAAGCTCGCAGGCAGGCCTGACAGTTCGGTGAAATCGCTGGTGCTCACCGCAGAAGAGCAGGAGATGGCGCCTGGTGCTGGAGACGAAAAGTGAATACAGGAGAGCAATACAATGACTCAAAACTATGAACTGATTGTGAAAGGGATCCGTAATTTTGATAATGAAGTTAAGGTGATTTTAACCCTTAAGGATAAAGAACGTTTTGCCAGTGTATTTGATTTGCACATCGACATTGAACGACAGGAAGGTGCCGCGCTGGAGTTTTACGAAGCGGAGGCGAAAAAACAGGCGAAGAAGTTTTTAATGAATGTTGCAGCCGGGGTATGTGAAGGGGATGAGCTGTCGCCGGAAAAGCGCCCCATAATTTTAGAGGCGCAGAAAGTGTGGATAACTTACAAAGGAAAGCTACCGGGAAGAATTACTGGTTCACTGAAGACGCCACCGACGGCATTGCAGTCAGAAAAAGATGATATTGAATCACGTATTGAAAAACTGTGGATGCTGATGCCTTCTGAAGATGAAAAAAAACGTCGCGATGAGCAGTTTGCGGCGTTTTACGATTATTGCATTGAAGTTACTCGCAGGAATTTTGTGAAGATTTTTGAGGAGAGTAAATCTCTTCAGTAAGCTTAATGGAGGACTCTGCAATTAATTCAGGAAGGTCCGCAAGGTCATCTGTCAGTGGGAATGATGAAAAATCGGCGGCAGTTCTGTTAAGCATTGTTTTAACGAATCCCTTTTCCTTATCCGGCAACAAGTTGATTAGAGCTACGACTGCTTGCCTGAGTGCGATTAAATCAGCAAAAGTTTGTTTTGGTAGATTTGGATAATCCATAGTCACCTCTATGTTTATCAGATTGACATACCCTCGCCAGTGCCCATTACTGGCGGGCTGAAGACTTAACATATCCAGGGTTCTGGAATCGATAAATCCTGATAAATGTCCATGAACGCAAAAATCAGATACGGCCTGTCGGCTGCCGTTCTGGCGCTGATAGCCGCAGGGGCTTCTGCACCTGAAATCCTCGACCAGTTTCTGGATGAAAAAGAAGGCAACCACACAACGGCATACCGCGATGGCTCCGGCATATGGACCATCTGTCGCGGCGCCACAAGGGTGGACGGTAAGCCTGTTATTCCAGGCCTGAAACTGTCGAAGGAAAAATGCGAGCAGGTAAACGCCATCGAACGCGATAAAGCGCTGGCCTGGGTGGAGCGAAATATCAGAGTGCCGTTGACCGAACCACAGAAGGTGGGGATCGCCAGTTTCTGCCCGTACAACATTGGGCCGGGTAAATGTCTGCCCTCCACGTTTTACAGAAAGCTGAACGCCGGAGACCGTAAAGGGGCATGTGCAGAAATTCGCCGTTGGGTATATGACGGCGGCAAAGATTGCCACAACCGGAAAAATCAGTGTTACGGCCAGGTGATACGACGCGACCAGGAATCGGCGCTGACGTGCTGGGGGATTGATCAATAAATTGTTGTCAGCGGAATAATTCACCAAAAAATGACATGGTGCCACAGGGGCGGATAACACAAAATCTGCCGATTTCTGATATACGAAGGATATAAAAGCGAAAACCCCGATTGCCGCAAACAGTCGGGGTTTTCTGTTTCTGCACCTTGATGAAGGCAAGGGAGAACCTGTGATTGATATTAGCAAACTGATTAGGGAGTTGCGACTAATGATTGAGCAATTACCAAACTGGAAATTTGTCCTGATCTGGCTGGTACTGTTTGTCGTCGCTATTGGCTATCTGATAGGACAAATCCGTTGGTGGTGACATGAATCGTATAACCACCGGCGTAATAGTCTCGTTGCTGATAGTGATCGCAGCGCTGGCATGGGCCACTGACCACTACCACGGTAACGCGGTGAAGTACAAAGACCAGCGTGATACCGCTACTCACAACCTGAAGATGGCTAACGAGACTATCAGCGATATGCAAACGCGCCAGCGTGACGTTGCCGCCCTCGATGCAAAATACACGAAGGAATTAGCTGATGCACAAAATCAAATTGATGCTCTTGAGCGTGATGTTGCCGCTGGTCGCCGTCGCCTGTACGTCAACGCAACCTGTTCCGCAGTGTCGGCAGGTAAAACCACCTCCACCCCCGGCGTGGATGATGGAACCGGCCCCCGACTTAATCCAACCGCTGAACGAAATTATTACACCCTCAGAAAGCGTATCGAGAAAGCTCGTAAGCAAATAGACGGGCTTCAGAGCTACATCAAGAGTGCATGCCAATGAATAAGAGTACAGATATATTTTGTGGGCGTTTAATATTGCCCTGTCAACAACGGGTAAAAAGTGATCCACTTACCGTCACCACCAACGGTCTAATATTGATCCACCTTGTTTACTCAGGATTAGCTTCCGCTATAACCCCGGCCTTTCGTTTCTGCTTCAGTCGATAGCGCTCTCCTTTTATCTGGACTACGTGTGAGTGATGTAAGATCCGGTCCAGCATCGCCGATGTCAGGGCTGCATCCCCGGCGAACGTCTGGTCCCACTGCCCGAACGGCAGGTTAGAAGTCAGGATCATCGCTTATTAGTTTGGTTGTTTCAGGTAAGGTTTGGCGGCGAAGCTTACTGAACAAAACGTTCTTGATATCCGCGCCGGAATCATCAGCGACCAGGAAAAACTGAAATATTTGCAGGAGTACATCCGGACACAGTGCAGATAAAAAAAATCCCCGCAGGCGGGAAAAGGAGCTTACCTGCGGGGGAGTTTCAGAAATGCATAAAACGGATGATTTATCCGGGGGTATTCGTGTACTACAACTTTACGTCTCAATCGTACTGAGTGCTGACAGTCTTTGTATATGCCAGAAACGTAACCAGATGCTAAAAAATGGTACACATCATGAAAGTGACTTTCAGGATGACTCTTGAGGATGCCGGTTTGACCAGCGGTGCCTTTCAGTGTGACAGATAAAAAAATCCCCGCGGCAGGGGAAGGAGCCTCCGGCGGGGATAAAAACATCTGAGTTTCACATCACCTTCATTGTTTCGAAAATATATTGATGGCTGGTGGTTTGCGTAAATCTCTAAAATGTAAACAGGTGTTAATCGCGTTTTTGTGTAATCAATGGGCTTCTGATTTATTTCTGTGTGCCGTATTGTCGCTGTATTCCCGTATTAACAGAGACCGAAGCCCGACAGGGAGCGCCTTCTGCGCGAGTGTGCGGGAATAATCAAAAATGATACACACCGGGCTTTATTGTAGTTGATAATTATTATCATTTAACGGGTCCTTTCTGGCATACGGGCCCGTTACGGGGCGGAAGCGTCGCAGGATTTCACTCCTTATGAAAATTTTCAGGGAAAAGCCAGATCCGTTCTTCTTCTTTGTAACTGGTTGTTTTTGCTTTATTTGTTAAAAATAAGAAAGGATCTGGTAAAAGGGGTTTTGGCTCTAAAATCACGTTTTCAGATCCTTTCTTGGTTTTGTTTATTTTTTGCTTGTTTTTTTGAGGTGGACATATTGAAAGTGAACAAAAAGCAGTTGGCTGAGATTTTTGGCCGGGATGCCAGAACCATTACGACATGGCAGAGCCAGGGACTGCCGATGGTATCCGGGGGTGGTAAAGGAGTGGAGGCGTTTTTTGACACAGCAGAAGCTATCGAGTGGTATACGGAGCGGGATGCCGCCATCGAAAACGAAAAGCTTCGCAAAGAGGTTGATGATCTGCGGGCTGCGGCAGAGTCAGATCTTGTCCCCGGAAGTATAGATTACGAACGTTACCGGCTGACCAGGGCGCAGGCTGACGCGCAGGAACTGAAAAATGCGGAACGTAAATCAGAGGTTATGGATATTGAGCTGTTTACTTATATTCTGCAAAGAATTGCTCAGGAAATAGTGGGGATATTGTCGAGACTGCCTCTTACATTGCAACGCAGGTATCCGGATTTAACCACTGAACACATTGATGCAATAAAAACGGAAATTGCAAAAGCATCAGACAAAGCAGCCACGATAGCGGATGTGGAGAAGTGGGTTGATGACTTCAGGAGAGCATCAGGCGAGTAATGCCAACAGGGCTATAACAAATGGTCTGATCGCATTGCATATCCCTGTTCCGCTTACAGCCGTCCAGTGGGCCGATGAATATTACTATCTTCCAAAAGAATCATCTTACACACCGGGAAAATGGGAAACGCTGCCGTTTCAGGTAGCAATAATGAATGCTATGGGTAATGACAGAATACGCGTCGTTAACCTGATTAAATCAGCCCGTGTGGGTTACACCAAAATGCTGCTGGGCGTGGAAGCCTATTTTATTGAACATAAATCACGCAATAGCCTGCTTTTTCAGCCAACGGACTCGGCGGCAGAAGACTTCATGAAGTCGCATGTGGAGCCGACCATTCGTGATGTTCCGGTACTTCTGGATCTGGCCCCCTGGTTCGGGAGAAAACACCGCAATAACACGCTCACGCTCAAGCGCTTCTCTTCCGGTGTGGGGTTCTGGTGCCTGGGTGGCGCCGCAGCGAAAAACTACCGTGAAAAGTCGGTGGATACGGTCTGCTATGACGAACTTTCTTCTTTTGAACCGGATGTGGAAAAGGAAGGTTCACCCACGCTGCTGGGTGATAAACGCATTGAGGGTTCTGTCTGGCCCAAGTCGATACGCGGCTCTACGCCTAAAACCAAAGGAGCCTGCCAGATTGAAAAGGCGGCGAATGAGTCGGCGCACTTTATGCGGTTTCACGTACCCTGCCCGCACTGCGGCGAAGAGCAGTATCTGAAATTTGGCGATGACAGTACCGCGTTCGGTCTCAAATGGGAAAAGGGTAAACCGGAGACGGTGTATTACCTTTGTGAACATAACGGATGCGTGATCCGCCAGTCAGAACTTGACCAGAAAGAAGGGCGCTGGATTTGTGAAAATACAGGGATATGGACCCGTGACGGTCTGACTTTTTACAGTGCCGATGGCGATGAAATACCGCCGCCGCGCTCCATCTCGTTTCATATATGGACAGCCTACAGCCTATTCACCACCTGGGTACAGATTGTTTATGACTGGCTGGATGCGCTGAAAGATCCAAATGGTGTCAAGACGTTCATTAATACCACCCTGGGGGAGACATACGAAGAGGCTGTGGCTGAGAAAATCGGTTATGAGGTTCTGCTTGAGAAAGTTATTCGCTATGGCGCGGTGGTGCCTGAGCGGGTGGTTTATCTGACGGCGGGCATTGACTCTCAGGCTAACCGCTTTGAAATGTATGTCTGGGGCTGGGCGCCGGGCGAAGAGGCATTCCTGATTGATAAAAAAATCATTATGGGGCGACCCGATCATGAGGAAACCCTGACGCGCGTTGATGAGGCGATTAATAAAAAATATCTCCATGCGGACGGTACTGAAATGTCGATTGCCCGCGTCTGCTGGGATACCGGGGGTATTGATGCCGAAATAGTTTATAAACGCTCAAAAAAGCACGGCATATTCAGGGTGTTACCCATAAGGGGGGCGTCGGTATACGGTAAACCTGTTATTACCATGCCCAAAAGCAGGAATCAGCGCGGTGTGTTTTTATGTGAAATCGGAACCGACACCGCCAAAGAGATGATTTACGCCAGACTTAAAGAGCCTCCCACGCCGCCTGACTCAGCCTCGCCTTACTCCTTTCGTTTTCCTGATAATCCGGAGATTTTTTCGGAAGTGGAAGCGAAGCAACTGGTGGCTGAAGAGCTGGTGGAAAAGGTGGTTAACGGGAAGATAAAGCTGCTGTGGGATGCAAAGAAAAGGCGTAATGAAGCGCTGGACTGTCTGGTGTATGCCTATGCGGCGTACCGGGTGTCCGTTCAGCGCTGGCAACTGGATCTGGATGCGTTGGCCGCGTCCAGAAAAAGCGAGAATAAAACGGGCCCAACCCTTGAGGGGCTGGCCGCCATGCTTTCGGGAGAACTTAATAATGGCAACAATGGCTGAATTAATTGAAGCACGGGCTGCGTTACATGACCTGATGATGGGTAAGCGCGTGGCGACGGTGCAAAAAGACGGGCGCCGGGTGGAATTTACCGCAACCTCCGTCAGCGATCTGAAAAAGTACATAGCAGAAATGGAAGCCAGCCTGAAAACGGGAGGGCGTCGCGGTCCGGCAGGGGTGAGGTTATGAAGAGGGCGTCGGTACTGGTTGATGTCAACGGAACGCCGCTGCGTGAAAGCCTGGGCTACAGCGGCGGGGGTACTGGTTTTGGCGGACAGATGGGCGACTGGATGCCGCTGGCGGAAAGTGTGGACGCCGCACTGTTGCCTTCGCTGCGCCTCGGCAATGCCAGGGCTGACGATCTGGTAAGGAATAATGGTGTTGCGGCTAACGCGGTATCGCTCCACAAGGATCATATCGTTGGTCATCTTTTTCTCATCAGTTATCGCCCTAACTGGCAGTACCTGGGTATGAGGGAGGCTTCTGCCAGGAGCTTTGTGAATGAGGTGGAATCAGCCTGGACGGAATACTGCGACGGTATTTTTGGCGAGATAGATATTGAAGGTAAACGCACGTTTACCGAGTTTATTCGTGAAGGGGTTGGCGTACACGCCTTCAATGGTGAAATTTTTCTCCAGCCGGTCTGGGATGCCGAAACAACGCAACTCTTCCGTACCCGGTTTAAGGCAATCAGCCCGAAGCGGGTTGATACGCCGGGCCACTCGATGGGGAATAAGCAGTTAAGGGCGGGTGTGGAGGTTGACCGGAACGGTAAGGCGCTGGCGTATCATGTCTGCGATGATGACTGGCCGTTATCAGGTACGGGGCAGTGGACGCGGATACCAAAATATCTGCCGTCAGGTCGCCCCGCCATGCTGCATATTTTTGAGCCTGTAGAGGATGGTCAGACGCGCGGAGCCAACCAGTTCTACAGCGTAATGGAACGTCTGAAAATGCTTGATACGCTGCAGGCAACGCAGCTTCAGTCAGCCATCGTTAAAGCCATGTATGCCGCAACAATTGAGAGTGAGCTGGATACTGACAAGGCGTTTGAGTATATAGCGGGAATAGAGGGAACAGGAGCCGGGGATGCGAATAATCCGCTGGTCAGTATTCTGGCGAGTTATGCACGATATTATGCCGCCAACAATGTAAAACTCGGCGGTGTAAAAATTCCTCATCTTCACCCTGGTGATGCACTTAAATTACAGACGGCACAGAATGCCGACAGCGGATTTTCAGCGCTGGAACAGGCGCTGCTTCGCTATATTGCAGCGGGGCTGGGCGTCTCTTATGAGCAACTTTCGCGGGATTACTCACAGGTCAGTTACTCCAGCGCCCGCGCATCTGCCAATGAATCATGGCGTTATTTTCTGGGTCGCCGGAAATTCATTGCCGGACGACTGGCAACACAGATGTTTTCCTGCTGGCTGGAAGAAGCGCTGATACGTGGGGTGATCAGAGCGCCACGCGCCCGGTTTTCTTTCTGGGAGGCGCGTTCAAGCTGGAGTCGTGCGGAATGGATCGGTGCAGGCCGCATGGCGATTGACGGGCTCAAGGAGGTACAGGAGGCCGTTATGCGTATCGAGGCGGGCCTCAGCACCTACGAGAAAGAACTGGCCATTATGGGTGAAGATTACCAGGACATTTTCCGCCAGCAGGTCAGGGAATCTGAAGAACGCCGCGCTGCGGGACTTCCACGTCCGGTATGGATAACAGAAACCTACCAGCAAAAAATCACAGAGAGCCGCCAGTCGGAGGAGGATAAGCGTGCAACGTAATTTACCGCACATAATAAGCCAGGCCACCAATGCCCCGCTGTTACTTGAACCCGCCTACGCGCGGGTTTTCTTTTGCGCGTTAGGCAGAGAATCGGGGATTAACTGCCTGCAAATCCCCCAGAGCCAGGAACGTCTTGATCAGGCGGGGATGGGACTTGTCACCGGGAGTTACATGTCGGGAGAAAAGCCCCGGGCGCGGTTTTATCAGGTGATTGATGGCATCGCCGTTTTGCCTGTCTCGGGAACGCTGGTTCATAAGCTTGGTGGTATGCGGCCATTTTCCGGAATGACCGGCTATGACGGCATTACCGCACGTCTGCAGCAGGCAATGGACGATCCAGAGGTTAAGGGTGTTCTGCTGGATATTGACAGTCCGGGTGGTCAGGGGGCCGGGGCTTTTGACTGTGCTGACATGATTTACCGGCTGGGCGAGCAGAAACCTGTCTGGGCGCTGGCGAATGACCTGTCCTGTTCAGCGGCGATGTTGCTGGCCTCAGCCTGTCAGCGCAGGCTGGTGACGCAGACATCCAGATTTGGCTCAATTGGCGTGGTAATGGCACATACCAGTTATGCCGGAAAACTCGAGCAGGAAGGTATCGATATCACCCTGATTTACTCAGGGAGCCATAAGGTCGATCTGAGCGGAACACGCGAACTGCCGGAAAGTGTCCGTATGGATTATCAGCAAAGGATGAATGACGCGAGGCTGATGTTTGCCGAAAAGGTCTCACAGTATACGGGGTTATCCGTTGACGCAGTGATGGAGACGGAAGCGGCGATATACGATGGTCAGGCGGGTATTGATGCCGGGCTGGCTGATGAAATGGTAAACGCTGCAGATGCCGTTACGGTAATGGCCGCAGCACTGAAGAGTAAAACAAAAGGAGGCAATATGCCTGAATTAACAGCAACTGAGGCAGCGGCTCAGGAAAATCAGCGCGTGATGGGGATTATCGGCTGCCAGGAAGCTAAGGGGCGCGAGGCGCTGGCGCAGATGCTGGCCGGGCAGCCAGGTATGAGCGTGACGCAGGCGCAGGCCATTTTGTCCGCAGCCGCGCCGCAGCAGGAAGCTGTCAGCGAGGCCGATCGCATTATGGCGCTTGATGACGCCAGGGGGCGCGAGGAACTTGCCTCCACGCTGGCTGCCATGCCGGATATGACTGCGGAGCGGGCAAAAACCATTCTTGCCGCTGCACCGCGTGTCGGTGCCACCTCTCTCAGTGACAGTATCCTGGCACTGGATGAAGCGAAAGGGCGTGAAGAACTGGCGAAAAAACTGGCTGCCGTACCGGGAATGACCACCGAACAGGCCCGTGAACTGCTGGTGGCTGCGCCGGATGCTTCAGGTTCGGGTGGGGCGAGTATGAATAACGCCTTTGATCAGTTTATGCAGTTACATTCCCCGGCGTCACTGTCAGGAGGTGACGGTAACAGCAGCGATGTTGATACAGATACGCAACTCCTGATGAGCATTCCGGGAACGATGGCAGCAAAAGGCGAGGATAAATCATGACCTTTAAAACGACGACGCAACAGCGTGATGAAAACCGTATTTTCGCCGGAAATGATCCGGCACATACCACAACAGGGGCCAGCGGTATTACCGATGCCACCCCGGCGCTGACACCACTGATGCTGGATGATGCCACAGGGAAACTTGCGGCATGGGACGGACAGAAGGCCGGAACCGCTGTGGGTGTACTGACCCTGCCACTGGAGGGCACTGAAAGTGTACTGACGTACTGGAAAAGCGGCACATTTGCCACGGAAGCGCTGTTGTGGCCGGAAAATACTGACGCCGTTAAAAAGGCGAATGCTTTTACCGGCAGTGCCATCAGTCACGCCGCCCTGCCTTAATGGTCATCTGATAATCACGTAATACACAGCAGGCCGCACAGCGGTCTGTTCTGTTTTATCATTCAAGGGAATACGTTTCATGAATTTATTTACCACCCGTCAGTTACTCGGTTATACCGAACAGAAAATCAAATTTAACCCGCTTTTCCTGACCCTGTTTTTTCGTCGCACAGTGACATTCAAAGAGCAGGAAGTCATGCTGGATAAAATTACAGGTAAAACACCCATTGCGGCCTACGTGTCGCCGGTGGTGGGCGGAAAAGTGCTGCGTAATCGCGGCGGTGAAACCCGCGTACTGCGACCGGGATATGTCAAACCGAAGCATGAGATTAACTATTCGCAGGTCGTGGAACGCCTTCCGGGAGAAGATCCGGCTCAACTGAACGACCAGAATTACCGCCGTCTGCGTATTCTGACTGATAACCTCAAGCAGGAAGAGCAGGCCATCGTCCAGGTGGAAGAAATGCAGGCTGTCAGCGCAGTGCTGAACGGAAAATACATCATGGAGGGCGAGCAGTTCGAGACCGTGGAGGTGGATTTTGGTCGCTCAGCGGCCAATAACATTGTTCAGGCAGCGGGTAAAAAGTGGTCAGAGCAGGACCGGGATACCTTTGATCCATCGTTCGACATCGATATGTACTGCGATCAGGCATCCGGCCTGATTAATATCGCCGTGATGGACGGGAAGGTCTGGCGCCTGTTAAACGGCTTTAAGTTGTTCCGTGAGAAGCTGGATACCCGCCGCGGCTCCACATCGGTACTGGAAACCGCTGTTAAAGATCTGGGTGCCGTTGTGTCCTTTAAGGGCTGGTACGGCGATCTGGCGATTGTGGTTGCAAAAACCTCATACATTGATAAAGACGGCACTGAAAAACGCTATCTGCCGGAAGGAACGCTGGTACTGGGTAATACCGCCTCGGAGGGTATCCGCTGTTATGGTGCTATTCAGGATTCACAGGCGCTCGCGGAGGGAATTGTTGCTGCAACGCGTTACCCGAAACACTGGATCACTGTTGGCGATCCGGCTAGCGAGTACACCATGACGCAGTCCGCGCCGCTGATGGTGTTGCCGGATCCGGATGGGTTCGTGGTAGTTCAGGTAGGTTGAGAAAACCGACAAAATGGCCCGTAAGGGTCTTTTTTGTGTCATGAAATCAGAAGGATGACCGTAATGGCAACAAAAGAAGAGAATATCGCCCGTCTGCGGGAACTCGCAGTACAGCTCGGGCGGGAGCCGGATATTTCCGGCAGCGCCGCCGAAATTCGCCAGCGTGTCGCTGAGTGGGAGGAAGAAGCGGACGGAATGTCTGCCGGGGAAAATGCTGAAACAACGGCTGATGACCCACAGGATGAGCCGGGAACAGTCAAAAGCAGTCTCCATTCTTCAGGATTTGTTCTTATCAGGGCGGTCCGCACGCTTCATATTAACGCGCTGGCAATGGACAGCGATCGGGTTCTGGATACTGTTCTGGCAGGGGATCCGGCGCGTATTCCGGCGAAATATGTTGATGAACTCGCTGGTGACGGGCTGATTGTTAAGTTATGAGGGTAGCGGTATGTCGCAGACAGACAATCTTTTTGATACTGCCATTGCCCGTGCAGATGAAATAATACGCGGGTATATGGGGACATCAGCCACCATAACATCCGGCGTACAGTCCGGTGCTGTGCTGTGTGGCGTTTTTGATGACCCTGAAAATATCAGCTATGCCGGTATGGGTGTTCGTGTTGAAGGCTCCAGTCCGTCCCTGTTTGTCCGGTCTGATGCCGCGCGACTGCTACGGCGCGGAGACACGCTGGCTATCGGTAATGAAAACTTCTGGATAGATCGGATTTCGCCGGATGATGGCGGAAGCTGTCACCTCTGGCTGGGGCGGGGTGTGCCGCCTGCCGTTAACCGACGACGTTGAACGCGAAGGAATTATGGCTGTAAAAGGGCTTGAACAGGCCATTGAAAATCTGAGCCGAATCAGCAAAACGGCAGTACCCGGTGCTGCAGCAATGGCCATTAACCGTGTTGCCGCAACGGCAATTAATCAGTCCGCGTCACAGGTTGCCCGTGAGACCAGGGTTCGTCGCAAACTGGTAAAGGAAAGGGCCAGGCTGAAAAGGGCCACGGTCAAAAAACCGCAGGCCAGAATTAAGGTTAACCGGGGGGATTTTCCCGTAATAAAACTGGGTAATGCGCGGGTTGTACTGTCCCGACGCAGGCGCCGTAAAAAGGGGCAGCGATCGTCCCTGAAAGGTGGCGGCAGCGTGCTTGTGGTGGGTAACCGCCGAATTCCCGGCGCGTTTATTCAGCAACTGAAAAATGGCCGGTGGCATGTCATGCAGCGTGTGGACGGGAAAAACCGCTACCCCATTGATGTGGTGAAAATCCCGATGGCGGTGCCGCTGACCGCGGCGTTTAAACAGAATATTGAACGGATACGACGTGAGCGTCTTCCGAAAGAGCTGAGCTATGCGCTGCAGCATCAACTGAGAATGGTGATAAAGCGATGAAACATACTGATATCCGTGCAGCCGTACTGGATGTACTGGAGACGCATGATACCGGGGCGACGCTTTTTGATGGTCGCCCCGCTGTTTTTGATGAGGCAGATTTTCCGGCGATCGCGGTTTATCTGACCGATGCAGAGTATACCGGCGAAGATCTGGATGCTGATACCTGGCGGGCCACTCTGCACGTGGAGGTGTTTTTACCGGCGCAGGTGCCGGATTCAGAGCTTGATCAGTGGATGGAAAGCCGGATTTATCCGGCGATGAGCTCAATCCCCGCGTTGTCGGGCATGATTACCACGATGGTTCAGCTGGGCTATGAGTATCGACGCGATGATGATATGGCGTTATGGAGCTCTGCGGATCTGACTTATTCCATTATATACGAGATGTGAGGACGATATGCCTGTACCAAATCCAATAATGCCGGTGAAAGGTGCCGGAACCACCCTGTGGGTTTATGGCGGGAACAGTGACCCTTATGCGAATCCGCTTTCTGATGTTGACTGGACGCGACTGGCAAAAGTGAAAGACCTGACGCCCGGTGAGCTGACCGCTGAGTCTTATAATGATGATTATCTTGATGATGAAGATGCGGACTGGACCTCGACCGGGCAGGGACAGAAGTCTGCCGGAGATACCGGCTTCACGCTGGCCTGGTTGCCGGGAGAAAAAGGGCAGCAGGATCTGCTGGCATGGTTTAACGAAGGTGATGTCCGCGCCTACAAAATCCGCTTTCCGAACGGCACGGTCGATGTGTTCCGTGGCTGGGTCAGCAGTATCGGCAAGGCGGTGACCGCGAAGGAAGTGATCACCCGCACGGTGAAAGTGACCAATGCGGGACGTCCGTCGATGGCAGAAGAGCGAAGTACGGTCACGGCGGCAACCGGCATGACAGTAACGCCTGTCAGTGCATCGGTGGTGAAAGGTCAGAACACCACGCTGACTGTGGCGTTCCAGCCGGAAAGCACGACGGACAAGAGTTTTCGGGTTGTGTCTGCGGATAAAACAAAAGCCACCGTGTCGGTCAGTGGTACGACCATCACCGTGAAAGGTGTTGCTGCAGGTAAGGTCAGTATCCCGGTTGTTTCCGGTAATGGTGAGTTTGCAGTGGTTGCAGAAATCACTGTTACAGAAGCGGGTGGTTAATCCGGAGGATGAACGATGTTCCTGAAAACTGAATCATTTGACCATAACGGCGCGACTGTCACGCTTTCAGAACTGTCGGCCCTGCAGCGCATTGAGCATCTGGGCTGGCTGAAAGAGCGGGAAAATCGGGCTGGAGCCCGTGGCAACCTGCAGGTGACCGTGGAGGACCTCATCAAAGAAGGGGCTTTTCTGGTTGCGATGTCCCTGTGGCGCAACCACCCGCAGAAGGATACGTTGACGGTTCAGCAGCTCTGTCAGGAGGTGATCTCCGGCTGGCCTGTTGAAGCGATTTCCTCAGCTCAAAACGTGGTGTTGCGCTTGTCCGGCATGTCTGCCCCTGTCAGCGATGATGACTCCGGGCTGGCAGAGGAAGCCGAGCCTGCTGAATCTGTTTCTGCGGGAAAGTATTCGAAGGCGAGCTGAACTTTGCCCTGAAGCTGGCGCGTGAGATGGGGAGACCCGACTGGCGCGCCATGCTTGCCGGGATGTCATCCACTGAATATGCTGACTGGCACCGCTTTTACAGTACCCATTATTTTCAGGATGTTCTGCTGGATATGCATTTTTCCGGGCTGACGTACACCGTACTCAGCCTGTTTTTTTGCGATCCGGATATGCATCCGCTGGATTTCAGTCTGCTGAACCGGCGTGAGGCTGACGAAGAGCCTGAAGATGATGCGCTGATGCAGAAAGCGGCAGGGCTTGCCGGCGGCGTCCGCTTTGGCCCGGACGGGAATGAAGTTATCCCCGCGTCCCCTGATGTGGCGAAGATGACGGAGGATGACGCAATGCTGATGACAATATCAGAAGGGATCGCAGGAGGAGTCCGGTATGGCTGAACCGGTAGGCGATCTGGTCGTTGATTTAAGTCTGGATGCCGCCAGATTTGACGAGCAGATGACCAGAGTCAGGCGTCATTTTTCCGGTACGGAAACTGATGCGAAAAAAACAGCGGCGGTTGTTGAGCAGTCAATGAGCCGGCAGGTCAGAGCGGCCAGAGCCGCAGGGATTTCTGTCGGGCAGTATAAAGCCGCCATGCGTATGCTGCCTGCGCAGTTCACCGATGTGGCCACGCAGCTTGCCGGTGGTCAGAATCCCTGGCTGATTTTGTTGCAGCAGGGTGGTCAGGTGAAAGACTCCTTCGGCGGGATGATCCCCATGTTCAGGGGGCTTGCCGGTGCGGTCACTCTGCCGATGGTCGGCGTCACCTCGCTGGCGGTGGCGACCGGTGCGCTGGCGTATGCCTGGTACCAGGGGAATTCCACGCTCTCGGCGTTTAATAAAACGCTGGTTTTGTCCGGTAATCAGTCGGGGCTGACGGCGGATCGTATGCTGGTCCTTTCCCGTGCCGGGCAGACGGCAGGGGTGACGTTTAATCAGGCCAGCGAGTCACTGACGGCACTGGTTAAGGCGGGGGTACGCGGTGAGGCTCAGATAGCGTCCATCAGCCAGAGTGTGGCGCGTTTTTCCTCTGCATCCGGCGTGGAGGTGGACAAGGTCGCTGAAGCCTTCGGGAAGCTGACCACTGACCCGACATCCGGGCTGACTGCGATGGCGCGCCAGTTCCATAACGTGACGGCGGAGCAGATTGCGTATGTTGTGCAGTTGCAGCGTTCCGGCGATGGGGCCGGGGCATTACAGGCCGCGAACGAGGCCGCAACGAAAGGGTTTGATGATCAGACCCGCCGCCTGAAAGAGAGCATGGGCACGCTGGAAACCTGGGCGGATAAAACCGGGATGGCGTTCAAATCCATGTGGGACGCCATTCTGGATATTGGTCGTCCTGATACCGCTCAGGAGATGCTGATTAAGGCAGAGACTGCGTTTAAAAAAGCGGACGACATCTGGAATCTGCGCCGGGATGATTATTTTGTCAACGATGAAGCACGGGCGCGTTACTGGAGTGATCGTGAAAAAGCCCGTCTTGCGCTTGAAGCGGCAAAAAAGAAGACGGAGCAGCAGAGCCAGCAGGACAAAAACGTGCAGCAGCAGAGCGAGACCGAAGCGTCACGGCTGAAATATACCGAAGAGGCGCAGAAGGCTTACGAACGACTGCAGACACCGCTGGAGAAATATACTGCCCGTCAGGAGGAGCTGAACAGGGCACTGAAAGACGGGAAAATCCTGCAGGCGGATTACAACACGCTGATGGCGTCGGCGAAAAAGGATTATGAGTCGACGCTGAAAAAGCCGTCCGGTGTGAAGGTGTCTGCCGGTGAGCGCCAGGAAGACCGGGCGCATGCGGCCCTGCTGGCGCTTGAAACTGAGCTCCGGACGCTGGAGAAGCATGCTGGTGCGAGTGAGAAAATCAGCCAGCAGCGCCGCGATTTATGGAAGGCGGAAAATCAGTATGCGGTCCTGAAAGAGGCTGCCACAAAACGGCAGTTATCTGAGCAGGAAAAATCCCTGCTGGCCCATGAGAAAGAGACGCTGGAGTACAAGCGGCAGCTGGCTGACCTGGGCGATAAGATTGAACATCAGAAACGCCTGAATGAACTGGCACAGCAGGCGGCACGATTTGAGCAACAGCAGAGTGCGAAACAGGCGGCCATCAGTGCCAGAGCCCGTGGTCTCACGGACAGACAGGCACATCGGGAGGCGGAAGAGCAGCGACTGCGGGAGGTGTATGGTGATAATCCTCGGGCGCTGGCACAGGCAACTGGTGCGCTGAAACGGACATGGATGGATGAAGACCAGCTCAATAGCAACTGGCTTGCCGGGCTTAAGTCGGGCTGGGGCGAGTGGGCTGAAAGTGCGACGGCCAGTTTTTCACAGGTTAAAAGTGCTGCCACGCAGACCTTTGATGGTGTTGCACAGAATATGGCGGCGATGCTGACCGGCAGTGAACAGAACTGGCGTAGCTTCACCCGTTCCGTGCTGGCCATGATGACAGAAATTTTGCTAAAGCAGGCCATGGTGGGGATTGTCGGGAGTGTCGGCAGTGCCATTGGCGGTGCTGTCGGTGGCGGCGCATCAGCTTCAGCCGGTACAGCCATTCAGGCTGCTGCGGCGAACTTCCATTTTGCGTCCGGGGGATTTACGGGGACCGGCGGTAAATATGAGCCGGCGGGGATTGTTCACCGTGGTGAGTTTGTCTTCACGAAGGAGGCAACCAGCCGGATTGGTGTGGGGAATCTCTACCGGCTGATGCGCGGCTATGCCACTGGCGGTTATGTCGGTGGTGTCGGAAGTCCGGCGCAGATGCGGCGCTCAGAGGGCATCAGGTTTGAGCAGAACAACAACGTGGTGATTAATAACGATGGCACGAACGGTCAGCCAGGTCCACAGATGCTGAAGGCGGTTTATGATGTTGCCCGCAAGGGCGCCCGGGATGAGATTCAGGCGCAGATGCGCGATGGCGGTCTGTTCTCCGGAGGTGAGCGATGAAAACCTTCCGCTGGAAAGTGAAACCCGGTATGGATGTGGCTTCGGCCCCTTCGGTCAGGGAGGTGCGCTTTGGGGATGGTTATTCCCAGCGTGCGCCTGCCGGGCTGAATGCAGACCTGAAAACGTACAGCGTGACGTTCTCGGTCTCCCGTGGCGAGGCCCGGTATCTGGAGGCGTTCCTGTCTGAGCACGGCGGCTGGAAAGCCTTTCTGTGGACGCCGCCTTATGGCTGGCGGCAGATAAAGGTGACCTGCGCAAAGTGGACGTCGCGGGTCAGTAAGTTGCGCGTTGAGTTCAGCGCAGAATTTAAACAGGTGGTGAACTGATGCAGGATATCCGACAGGAAACACTGAATGAATGCACCCGTGCGGAGCAGTCGGCCGGCGTGGTGCTCTGGGAAATCGATCTGACAGAGGTCGGTGGTGAACGTTATTTTTTCTGTAATGAGCAGAACGAAAAAGGTGAAGCGGTCACCTGGCAGGGGCGGCAGTATCAGGCGTATCCCATTCAGGGGAACGGTTTTGAACTGAATGGCAAAGGCTCGAGTGCGCGCCCCACGCTGACGGTTTCTAACCTGTACGGTATGGTTACCGGTATGGTGGAAGATCTGCAGAGTCTGGTCGGCGGAACGGTGGTCCGGCGTAAGGTTTACGCCCGTTTTCTGGATGCGGTGAACTTCGTCAACGGAAACAGCGACGCCGATCCGGAGCAGGAGGTGATCAGCCGCTGGCGCATCGAGCAGTGCAGCGAACTGAGCGCGGTCAGCGCGACCTTTGTGCTGTCCACGCCGACGGAAACGGATGGCACCGTTTTCCCGGGGCGCACCATGCTGGCCAACACCTGCACCTGGACCTATCGTGGTGACGAATGTGGTTATCACGGTCTGGCTGTCGCTGATGAATATGACCAGCCGACGTCTGATATCACGAAGGATAAATGCAGCAAATGCCTGAGCGGCTGTAAGTTCCGCAATAACGTCGGCAACTTTGGCGGCTTCCTTTCCATTAACAAACTTTCGCGGTAAATCCCATGACACAGACAGAATCAGCGATTCTGACGCACGCCCGGCGGTGTGCGCCGGCGGAGTCGTGCGGCTTTGTGGTGAGAACGCCGGAAGGAGAAAGGTATCTTCCCTGCGTGAATATTTCTGCTGCGCCGGAGGATTATTTTCGGATGTCGCCGAAGGACTGGCTGCGGGCACAAATGCAGGGGGAGATTGTGGCGCTGGTCCACAGTCATCCCGGTGGTCTGCCCTGGCTGAGCGAGACCGACCGGCGGCTGCAGGTGCAGAGTGATTTGCCGTGGTGGCTGGTCTGCCGGGGCGCGATTCATAAATTCCGCTGTGTGCCGCATCTTACCGGGCGGCGTTTTGAGCACGGGGTGACGGACTGTTACACGCTGTTCCGGGATGCTTACCATCTGGCGGGGGTTGAGATGCCGGATTTCGCGCGGGAGGATGACTGGTGGCGTAACGGCCAGAATCTCTATCTGAACAATCTGGGTGTAAACGGCTTTTACCGTGTCACGATGGCAGAGGCGCAGCCGGGCGATGTGCTGCTGTGCTGTCTGGGCGCATCAGTGCCGAATCATGCCGCCATTTACTGTGGTGACGGCGAGCTGCTGCACCATATTCCTGAACAACTGAGTAAACGAGAGGGGTATACCGACAAATGGCAGCGACGCACACACTCCCTCTGGCGGCACCGGGCATGGCATGCCTCCGCCTTTACGGGGATTTGCAACGATTTGGAAAGCGCATCGACCTGCGTGTGAAAACGGGGGCTGAAGCCATCCGGGCGCTGGCCATGCAGCTCCCGGCGTTTCGTCAGAAACTGAGTGACGGCTGGTACCAGATACGTATTGCCGGAGAAGATACGGCACCTGAGCAGGTATTTGCCCGTCTGCATGAACCGCTGCGCGAGGGGGCGGTGATACACATCGTGCCGCGACTGGCTGGTGCCGGGAAGGGTGGGTTTCAGATTGTGCTGGGTGCAGCGGCGATTGCCGCTTCTTTTTTTACAGCCGGCGCATCGCTGGCCGCGTGGGGTTCAGCACTGGCTGCCGGTGGTATTTCCGCCACCACGATGTTGTTTTCACTGGGTGCCAGCATGGTCCTCGGTGGCGTGGCGCAGATGCTGGCCCCGAAGGCGAAAACGCCGTCGGTGTCCTCCACGGATAACGGTAAGCAGAACACCTGGTTCTCCTCGCTGGATAACATGGTTGCCCAGGGGAATGTTTTGCCGGTTTTGTATGGTGAAATGCGAGTGGGATCGCGTGTAATTTCCCAGGAGGTCAGCACGGCAGATGAGGGTGATGGTGGTCAGATTGTGGTGATTGGTCGCTGATCCTGTCCGGTAACGGGGGACCGTCTTCAATTTTTCAGATTCAGGAGTGTTCAATGGAAACAGTGGAAATCATGCTTGATCAGACCTGGCAGCGACTGACTGACGGAACGGTGAATGCCACGCTTCAGATCACCGGTGCGGCAGGATTCCACCTGTCAGCAGCAAGACCCGGAGACGATGCCCCGGTATTACGCATCGTTAACCGTGAAATGGGGGTGACTGCGCCATCAGTCGTATGGGGACGTGCGTTATGGTATGAAGATGCGGTCCGTGTGGTGATTGCGAAGGAGGCTCCATGATCACATTACCCGGAAGCGTTCTGGCGGGTACAGCGGCGGGGGGAGGCAGTCATACTTCCGGAAACAGACCGGAATACTACTTCGTCATCCCCGTCGCCGGGCAGTCGAACGCGATGGCTTATGGCGAGGGGCTTCCTCTGCCGGATACCCTGGATGCACCACACCCGCGCATTAAGCAGCTGGCCCGTCGTACCACGGTGACGCCGGACGGGGCGGCCTGCAACTACAACGACATTATCCCGCTCGACCACTGCCCGCATGACGTACAGGACATGACCGGGATTAACCACCCGAAAGCCGACCTGTCGAAAGGTGAATACGGCACCGTGAGCCAGGCGCTGCATATCGCGAAAAAGTTACTGCCGTACCTTCCCGATAATGCCGGTATTCTCATTGTTCCGTGTTGTCGTGGTGGGTCTGCGTTCACTCAGGGCGCAGAGGGCGCATTCACTGAAAGCAGCGGCGCAACGGAAGCCTCCAGCCGCTGGGGTGTGGGTAAACCGCTTTATCAGGATTTGCTCCTGCGCACGAAAGCCGCATTACAGAAGAACCCGAAAAATATCCTGCTGGCGGTCTGCTGGATGCAGGGTGAGTTTGATATGTCCGGGGTGAATTATGCACAACAGCCAGCCCTGTTTGCGGCGATGGTGAAACAGTTCCGCGCTGACCTGACAGATTATGCCGCACAGATGCCGGATTTTAATGTCGACAGTGTGCCGTGGATTTGCGGGGATACCACGTACTACTGGAAAAACACGTACCCCGCACAGTACGACACGGTATACGGGGCCTACAAAACCTGTCAGGAGCCGGGCGTCTTTTTCGTGCCGTTTATGACCGATGAGAGCGGAAACCATACCCCGACCAATGACCCGGCTGACGATCCGGATATTCCGGCAGCGGGGTATTTCGGGGCGGCTTCCAGAACGAACGGGAACTGGACGTCGTCATTGCGTGCCAGCCATTTCAGTTCATGGGCGCGCCGCAACATTATTCCGGAGCGAATGGCATCAGCCATTTTGCTGTATGCCGGGCGTAAAAGTCTGCTGGCGGCACCGTCAGGCTCAGCGCTGCCCGTAACGGCAACCTCCGCCGCCACAACAGACACCGCAGCCACCCTGAGCTACACGCCGAAGGTGGACGAAGTGGGCTACAACGGACGCCGGGGCGACGGGACGCTGCAACAGCAGGGCTGGAAGAGCGTCAGCGGTGCCACCTTCACACCAAAGGCGAACCCGGACGGCAAAGGTGGCCACGTGCTGGCGATAACCAAAGCGGCGGGACAGACCTGGACCATTCAGCAACCGGTCAGCAAGGGAAGCGATCTGCTGAAATACGGCGGTGAGCTGGTGTGTCAGTTCCGCCTGACCACACCACTGAAGGAAAAGCAGTACGCGTTTGCGTTCTACTGGCGGATAGCCGCGGGCGATATTCCGTCCGGCGTGAAGTTCGCGGGCACAGCAGGAGGCGCATGGCCTGCCCTGATGAACTTCTTCATCCAGACGGACGGAACAGACATTAACCTGATGGCGCACCGATCCCCGACCAATATTAAACTGGGGACATTCGGGGCGTACAACACAGACTGGCACACCCTGAAGGTGGTGTACCACGGGGGCAATACGAACCGTGCCTCGCTGTACATTGACGGAAACAGCGCCGGAGATTTCAGCCTGATGTACTGTCCGGCGACGGCCCCGGCGAACACGATACAGATGACCAGCATCACCGGTGGTGACACCTACGACACTGAACTGGCGGCCTTCAGCGCCTCCGTGTACCGGGATGATGCGACTTTGCTCCTGAAAGACACCGACGCTTCATCTTACGTGTACTTCCCGACTGGCACGCGTGGCGGGAAGGTGGTACTTCCGGACACGAAAATCAGCGCCGGTAATACGGTGCAGGTGGTGGCGGACAATGCCGGGACCATCACGGTACAGGGTGCGAACAATAATGTGCTGATTAACGGCCTGCCTTCAACCATCGCCACAGAGACAGGTATCACGCTGATACAGACGGGAGGGGATGGAAAAACCTGGGTGACGGCGTAATTGACATCCTCCACGCCCCCACGCCCTGAAGGACGGGGTTTTACGGTGCACCGGATAAAAAAACCGGACCGCCCCATCACGGGAAAACAGTCCGGTAAAACATGGCAGTACAGTTTTATTCCAATGAGTATCCCTGATGAAGCACAGGGAATGGTTATTATTTCATCAGCATGAATGATGCGTCAATGAGCAGATCCACCACGTCTGCTTTTCCACTGATATCTGCACCGCCTTCGTGAAGTGAACCTCTAACCGTTGGATGTCCAGCTTTCGGGGTTCACTTCATTCGGGCGGTTTTGTTGTTTACGGGGATGATAAATGGGTAAGGGCAGCAGCAAGGGGCACACCCCACGCGAAGCGAAGGATAACCTGAAATCAACGCAGTTGCTGAGCGTCATTGACGCCATCAGCGAAGGCCCGATAGAAGGTCCGGTGGAGGGATTAAAAAGCGCACTGCTGAACGGTACGCCGGTGCTGGACAGTGAAGGGAATGCCAACTTTCCCGGTGTGACGGTGGTATTCCGCGCGGGTGAGCAGGAGCAGAGTCCGCTGGAGGGATTTGAGTCTTCCGGCTCAGAAACCATGACGGGTACGGAAGTAAAATATGACACGCCGGTAACACGAACCATCACCTCTGCGAACATCGACCGTCTGCGCCTGACCTTCGGTGTGCAGTCGCTGGTGGAAACCACTTCAGAGGGAGACCGGGGGCCGACATCGGTCAGACTGCAGATTCACCTTGAGCGCTATGGTCGGTGGGGGGTGGAAAAAGAGATTACGCTCACCGGGAAAACCACCACACAGTATCTGGCCTCGGTGGTGGTGGATAATCTTCCTCCCCGGCCATTCGGTATCCGGATGGTGCGTATGACGCCGGACAGCACCACCGACAGGTTGCAGAACAAAACGCTCTGGTCGTCATACACCGAAATCATCGATGTGAAACAGTGCTACCCGAATACGGCACTGGTCGGCGTGCAGGTGGATTCAGAGCAGTTCGGCAGTCAGCAGGTGAGCCGTACTTATCATTTTCGCGGGCGTATTTTGCAGGTGCCGTCGAACTATGACCCGGAAAAACGCACATACAGCGGCATCTGGGACGGCACATTTAAACCGGCATACAGCAACAACATAGCCTGGTGTCTGTGGGACATGCTCACCCATCCGCGTTACGGGATGGGGAAACGTCTTGGTGCGGCCGATGTCGATAAATGGGCGCTGTATGTTATCGGCCAGTATTGCGACCAGTCAGTGCCTGACGGATTTGGTGGCACGGAGCCGCGCATTACCTGTAATGCTTACCTGACCACGCAGCGCAAGGCGTGGGATGTTCTCAGTGATTTCTGCTCGGCGATGCGCTGTATGCCGGTATGGAACGGACAGACGCTGACATTCGTGCAGGACCGGCCATCAGATAAGGTGTGGACCTATAACCGGAGTAATGTGGTGATGCCGGGTGATGGCGTGCCGTTCCGCTACAGCTTCAGCGCCCTGAAGGACCGCCATAATGCCGTTGAGGTGAACTGGATTGACCCGAATAACGGCTGGGAGACGGCGACAGAGCTTGTGGAGGACACGCAGGCCATTCTCCGTTACGGTCGTAACGTCACGAAGATGGATGCCTTTGGCTGTACCCGCCGGGGGCAGGCGCACCGCGCCGGGCTTTGGCTGATTAAAACGGAACTGCTGGAAACGCAGACCGTGGATTTTAGTGTGGGCACCGAAGGGCTTCGTCATGTGCCGGGTGACATCATTGAAATCTGCGACGATGATTATGCCGGTATCAGCACGGGCGGGCGCGTGCTGGCGGTGGACGGTCAGACCCGGACGCTGACGCTCGACCGTGAAATCATGGCGCCGTCCTCCGGCACCATGCTGATAAGCCTGGTTGATGGTAATGGCAATCCGGTCAGCGTGGAGGTTCAGTCCGTCACCGACGGCGTGAAGGTGCAGGTCAGCCGGGTTCCTGACGGGATTGCCGAATACAGCGTGTGGGGGCTGAAGCTGCCGACGCTGCGCCAGCGCCTGTTCCGCTGTGTGAGTATCCGTGAGAACGATGACGGCACGTATGCCATCACCGCCGTGCAGCATGTACCGGAAAAAGAAGCCATCGTGGATAACGGGGCGCACTTTGACGGTGGCATGAGCGGTACGGTGAATGGTGTCACACCGCCGGCGGTGCAGCATTTGTCCACGGAAATCAGCGCCGACGGCTGGCAGTATCAGGTGCTGGCGAAATGGGACACGCCGAAAGTGGTGAAGGGCGTGAGTTTCACACTGCGTCTGACCGCCAGAGCGGATGATGGCAGTGAACGGCTGGTCAGCACGACCAGAACGACGGAAACCACGTACCGGTTCACACAACTGGCACAGGGGAGTTACACCCTTACCGTGCGGGCAATTAACAGCTACGGTCAGCAGGGAGAGGCTGCCGGCACGACCTTCCGGATTAACGCTCCGGCCGCCCCGGTCACTGTTGAGCTGACGCCTGGCTATTTCCAGATTACAGCCGTACCGCGTCAGGCGGTATACGATCCGACGGTGCAGTATGAGTTCTGGTTCCGGGAAAAACAGATTGCGGATATCCGTCAGGTTGAAACCACCGCCCGTTACCTGGGTACGGCGCTGCACTGGATAGCCGTCGGTAATATCAAACCGGGCCATGATTATTATTTTTATGTTCGCAGTGTGAACACTGTCGGTAAATCCGCATTTGTGGAGGCGGTCGGTCGGGCGAGCGATGATGCGCAGGGGTACCTGGAGTTATTCAAAAATCAGATAAGCCAGACACATCTGGCCCGGGCGCTGTGGACGCGGATTGATAACGATCAGCTTGAGCCTGAACTGGCTGAAATCAGGACCTCCATCACGAATGTCAGCAATGAAATCACGCAGACCGTGAATAAGACGCTGGAAGACCAGAGCGCGACAATTCAGGAGATACAGAAAGTTCAGGTTGATACCGACAATAACCTGAACGCGCTGTACATGCTGAAGGTACAGAAAACGAAAGACGGCGTGCCCTATGTCGCCGGGATTGGTGCCGGGATTGAGGATGTTGCAGGTCAGACACTGAGCCAGATATTACTGGCGGCAGACCGGGTGGCATTTATTAACCCGGCGAATGGTAACACCACTCCTGCGCTGGTCACACAGGGCGGACAGACGTTTATCAGTGAGGCGCTGATTAAGTACCTTATTGCTCCCACCATTACCAGCGGCGGAAACCCTCCGGCGTTCTCCCTGACACCGGACGGAAAGCTGACTGCGAAAAATGCGGATATCAGTGGTCATATCAACGCCACCTCCGGTTCGTTTACGGGGGAAGTCAATGCCACCTCCGGTAAGTTTTCTGGCGTGATAGAAGCGAAAGCATTTGTCGGTGATATCTGCGGTTCGAAAGTCATGCAGGGTGTGAGCATCAGGGCAACGAATGACGAACGCAGCACTTCAACACGGTATACCGACAGCGCTACCTGGCAGATAGGGAAAACCATCACGGTGCTGGCTAACTGCGAGCGTAACGGTGGCTCCGGCGCTATCACCGTCACGATAAACATTAACGGCCAGGTGAAAACGGCGCAGATTATGCCGTACACCGCAGGTATCCCGACCATGCACCAGACCGTTGTTTTTTCGGTCTACACCACGACACCGGTCGTGGATATCAGCGTTTCTCTCCGGGTTAACGGGCAGTACACCACGTCTGCGTCCGTCTGGCCGTTGGTGATGGTTTCCCGATCGGGGAACAGCTTCACAAACTGACCGGACTCCGGTCCCTTTCTTTTAACAAGGAACAGATATGACTGTGTCACGCTTAATTTCTCTGGCGGCAGGGGTTTCCCTGTCCGTTTTATTTTCCACCGCTGCCGTTGCCGATAACGGAAGGGGAAGTGGTAACAGCAATATTGAAAACCAGACCCGGATTTATACCGGTACTGACCGCGGGCAGAAACAGCACCGTGAGGCAAAGGGCAAAACAATCACGCGGAGTGTCCAGTGTTCGCTGCCGGCGTATTTACGCGACCCGGACAATCAGTGCTGAGATGTGAATGAATCTGAAGCCTGCCTGCGGGCGGGCTTTTTTTATGGAGGGAATATGCCAGTACTTATTTCCGGTGTACTGAAAGATGGTACGGGGTATCCGGTACCGGACTGCACCATAGAGCTGAAAGCAACGAGAACCAGTGCCACGGTGATTGTCACCACGGTGGCAGAACATCAGCCCGGAGAGACGGGCAGTTACAGCATGCAGGTTGAGCCGGGGCGTTATCGTGTGACCTTATGCGTGACAGGTCGCCAGCCGGCATTCGTGGGTGAGATTGACGTCGTGGCAGAAGATAAGCCGGGCACTCTGAATGACTTTCTGCTCCGTGAGACGGATGCAGAGTATTACCCTGATTCACTGAGGAGGCTGGAGGCGGCGGCAGATGAGGCAGTGCGCCGTGCTGAGGAGGCCGCGGAGAAAGCAGAAGCTGCCGTGGGGCCGCAGGGGCCGAAGGGGGATACGGGAGCGCGGGGACCGGCTGGCCCACAGGGACCGAAAGGAGATACGGGTCTTCAGGGACCAAAGGGTGATGCGGGGCCGGCAGGTCCGAAAGGGGATACAGGGGCGAAAGGTGACAAGGGGGACCCGGGTGGTCCTCAGGGGCCAAAAGGGGATACCGGCCCGGTGGGTGCGCCAGGTCCTCAGGGACCGAGAGGCGATACGGGAGCAGCAGGTCCGGCAGGTCCTCAGGGTCCGAAAGGCGAAACCGGCCCGCAGGGACCTCAGGGTGAAAAGGGCGACACCGGCCCGCAGGGTGACCCCGGTTTGTCTGCATATGATACCTGGGTTGCTGAGCAACCGGCCGGCAGTGACACATCTGTGGATGCCTTTCTGGCGTATCTGCGGGGCGGCAGCTCCGTGCCGAAGCCGGGCGACGTGGGGAGTTATGTCCTGGCGCGGGCGTCAGGCGGTGGCGGTGGATTTGGTGCTGAGGTTGAAGGCAACAGTCTGGCACCAGCGGCGAACATTGATGGTGATTTCTGGGTGACAGAAAATTTTTCGCTGACGGGTACCTGGGTTGCTGCCGGGTATTTCAGCGATGCAGGCGCGCAGACAACACTGTTTCTGAGGGTACGTTGAGGGGAGCGGTATGATAATCATCACAGATGCCCGGAACGGGCGATATAACGAGAATGGTACGATTTCAGTTGAGGTGAAGTTCAGCGACAGCGACAAATACCTGCCCTACACGGCTTCTGTTCATGATACGACGGAGTACGGAAGGGGGCTGTATGCCTCTCTCGTTTCCGGGAAATACGGGGAAGTGACGCCGTTTTCGGTGACAGAAGAGACGCTGCAGGCTGCCCGTGAGAGTAAATATGCTGAAATAAATGCGTGGCGGGATGTGCAGGAGAACGGCAACTATCCGTTTGAGCTGAACGGCCATCGGTGGGACTGCGGTAAAGTCTCACAGTCCCGCCTTTCGCCTGTTGTCGCTGTCGCCAGGACAGGTGCGCTTCCGCCGGGTTTTTTCTGGACGGACGCGGATAACACGGATGTGCCGTTGACCGCTGACGAGCTGGTGATACTGGAGGGGGCGATGCAGCAGAACATGGTACAGCAGGGTTTTAAAATTCATGAGCGGCAGCGGCAGATGAAAGACGAAGTGGCGGTGTTGACCGTGCTGGAAGACATCCGGGGTTACCGGGTGGGGTGGGTTGACGAGGGCGCTGAAGAAAAAAATTCCTGATGCAAAAAAAAGTCACCAGGAATGGTGGTACCTGGTGACTAATGCTACCCATTTTACAACAGGAAAATTTCAGAATTACTGCTCATGAGTACGAGGTTGTTCTCAGGCCCCTGAGATCAGGAAAATTTATTTCACCCGCAGGCAGATGGAGTCAACAATAAATTTGCATTTGATAAGTTCACGAATGATGGAGGGGCAGCCTGTCGTATACAACAGGCTGCTGTTGGCTGGTGAACTTTCGATAGTGCGAGTATTGAATGATTGCCAGCCGTTACCGATTTTACGTGTTAATTAATGAACAAACCACTCGCCAGCAGACTCCCGGGTATCTTTCAGAGTCTCCTGAACAAAAGTTTGAGCTGAATCTTTATTTTTAACTGTGCAAATACAGTGCATGAAGATGCCCGTCCACTATAACTGACGCGTATACGGGCCATTCGGGTTTTACCTGAGCGACGATAACAGCGACGTAATCAGTGTACCCGCATGCCGGATTCATCATCGATCTCGCCAGTGTGCCGCGCATCTTCCGGGTGCTGTTCGGGCAGGGCAGCTATTCAGGTTCGGGTATAATGGAATGAGCGAGTCGCAAAAAAAAAGAGCCCGCCGCGGGGTGAACATAAAACCGGACACCCGGGCAACGGCGGAAACAACGTAAAAACATACAGCAAAGAAACATTAATACTTCAGCATGGCAACGGGGAAGCCCGTCGTCAGCCTGCATCACTAAACCAACAGGGATGGTGGCGGTGTTTCTGTACCCGGAGCACTAACACCACTACCACAGAGGATGATAAAGGACAGAAACACCACCATTGGGGTGATGCAGTCCGTCCATTCCTGGTTCAAATCCCTGCGCCACTGGACCACATCATGTCAGGACATAGTGAGCCTGACAAAACCAATACTGCGAACGGTAAACACCGAGTGTCAATGGCCGACAAAAAAATCCCCGGACTGAGCGGAACGGGGATTTTGAGTTTCAACATATCAAATGCTAACGAAATGAATACTGACCATATCCAAAGCCAGTTTTTGTATTCTGGCAGCAGTTTTGTGTGAATGTCAAACGGGATGTGGTAATGCTGCCGCAAGGATGGTGCAGTCCGGGCCCTGTGCCATATGCGGATTAATGCATCCCGGACTGTACCAGGTCAGGCTGATGGAGAACCTGACACAAAACTGATGCTGATAACGACAACGGTGATATGTCAACCATCAGTGATATCCGGAAGTGATTAATCGTGCAGTCTGAGGAAGAATGAGTAGAATAGTCGCGGGTGCCTTCGACTTTCCGGTCGGAGGGATTACCTGAAGGCCAGAAAAGCGAAAGCCCCGGAAAACATTTCTGTTTAACCGAGGCTCTAGCCGACTAACCTGAACAATTAGAAGGTTAGCGCCTCTCCGATAAGGAGTAAAGCGCTATGTCGCAAAAACCGTTATTCGTCATCACAATTTTTGTGGTGATAGCCCTCACATTCTCCATGCTGCATGGATCGTTATGTGAAGTGCGTATGAAGTTTTGGGGAGCGGAGTTTGCGGCGTTCTTACAGTGTAAGCAGTAA